ATCCAAGATTCAATCCTGATGACATTCCAGAATTTGCAGAGGGTGGTAGAGCTGGATTTAAATGGGGTGGCTTAGGGAAATTTACTAAAGCTGAAGTTTTAATTGCAAGATTAAAAAATACTATTAAAGATTCTAAAGATAAAACAGATGAACTTTCTGTATATGTCAATGAAACCTTTCCTGGTTTTATAAAAGAAATAAAGGCTGATCCTAAACTTGCTGAAAACGAACAAGTTTGGAAAACTTTGGGATTAGATTTACCTAAAGATCAAAGATTAGTGGTTCATAGTGATGACACAGTAGATTTCTTTAGACAGACAGAAGGTCCAGGTAATATTGCTCGTGTTGAAAAATTTATGGCAAAACATCCTTTCCTATCAAGAGAGGACGCCCTTAGAATTATGAAAATGGAACCGGAGGATCAAGTTCTAGAAATAACGAGATTAGAAATTCTTAACAGAAGAACTAAGAATGCACATGGCGGATTAGCTAAGATCCTGGAGGTCTAATGACTTTACCTACCGATACTCAAAAAGTTTTTGACTATTTAAAAAGTCTTTTAGCAGACGGAGAAGAAATAAGTCTTAGCCTTGATGAAATAAAAAAGAAAGCAAAAGCTCCAAACATATATAACAATACTCTTAGCGCTTTAATAATTAGAGAAAAAGACAAAGGTAATTTTAAAAATCTTACTGTTAAAAAATTTGTTGGTAGTACAGTGGCTGGAACAAGTATTCGTGATGCAGATTATGAAAACAATAAAAAATTTAGAGATTTCTATAATGAGACCTACAATAAGACAGGTAAAAACCCTTGGAATGAGATAGACCAAAAAACTAATCTAAAAGACGGTTCATGGAAAGCTTTTTTAAACGATCAAAGACTTAAAAAAGCGGCAAAAGGTTTTACCTTAACTGGAGAAGAGATGGCTAAAAAACTTGGCCTTCCTTTGCAGACTTTAAGAACCTATGAATCAAAACCAGATCAAGACACATCAACAAGATTTATAGCGGACAATATTGAAAAGAAGAGAACTGTTGGTGTTAATCCAACAACAGGAATGAGAGAGACTGTTGTTCGTTACAAAGATCCAGGAGTAAATGTTTTTAAAAAGTGGAATGCTCTAATAAGTTCGCCAAAGATAAGTAATAAAATGGTGGATAACATTAAGGAGTATGACAAGTTATTTAGAAAAGAATTAAAAGATAATAAAGGAAAATTACCTGACATAGGTGACGTTCTCGATAAAACTTCTATGAAGACTCCAACTACAATTGCAAATACTGAAGCATTGTATTCTAGATTATTAAAGGGAGAAACATTTAGAGCTAGTATTGATATTACAAAAGATGCAGTTCTTGGAAGAAGGATTATGGATGAACTTGCGATAGACTCTGCAAACAATGAACGTAGAAGTGCTTTTTATAATTTAGCTTTAAAAAATCTTGATGAATTATATCCTCAAAAATCTGGAACATTAGACGATTTTAAAACAAATTTTAGAACTGAATTAAGAAAAACATTGGGTTTGAAAAAAGGTCAAGCAGTTCCGTTCAGTGTTAATGAAGTAATTAGTTTATCTGCAGGAGAAACTAGGGGTATTCAACCCTTTAGTGTTTTTGTAGATGCTGTTGACACAAATATTAATAAACTAGAATTAAGAAATTACCAAGGACAGTTTTCTAAAAAAGTAAGAAAGATTCAAGAATTATTGGCAGGTAAAAATCCAGATATTGCTGAAGCAAAAAGAGTAGCGGGCAAATTAGCTGGAAATAGAACATCATTATTTAATCAACTAACTGAAAAAGGTTATACAAAAGCTCAGATAAATCAATTAAATTTACCTGATATTAAAATTGGTACAGAAATTGATCCAAAGATTTATTCTCCAGAAAAATTAGCTAGATGGAAAGAACAAACTAAAGGATCCCTAGATATTGAAAAGTTTGCAAAAGACAAAAAATTTTATGTTGATGTAAAAAAAGCTAGACCTTATTTTGATGTAAGTGCAGAATCTTTTAAAAATACAATATTAAAAGCAGCAGAAAAAGACACAGGAAATATTTGTCAACTTTTTAGAAAAAAAGGTGGTAGAATAGGTTTTGCTGCAGGAGGGGGACCAGGTTGTGTAAAACAAATGTCACTTGCTTTTGATGATGATCCTATAAAACTTTCACAAGATATAAATAGACTTCCGTATGAAGAAGGACCAATTAATAAAGTTAAAAATGCTGCAACAGGTTTTTTAAACTTTGCAAAAAAAGGCGGTAAGTTTGGTGCGATTGCAGCAGCGGGTGCAGCAACAGCTGGTCTTGTTAAAACATTTATGAACGACGATCCAACAACTTATTTATCTAATGAAGATCAACAGAAAAATATGTTAATTGAAATGTTAACAGGTTCAATGGATGATACTCCACAAGAAAGTCCAGAAATTTTAGATTGGCAACTTCCAGTATTAGGAGCAGAGACAGTAGCAGGTACAGCAGTGACTGCGCCTTCAACAATTGAAGCCGCTAGATCAGCAAGATTTGGAAAAAAACCATCAGGCTTAACTAAGACTGCTTTAAAAACTTTAGGAAGAGGATTAGCGACTACTGGAACTCCATTAGGTCTAGCTGCATTAGAACCATTGCATATTGCAGGACAAATTCAACAAGGAGATTCTCCAGCAGAGATTGCAACTAATCCATGGAATTATGCGGGTTTAGCTTTTGCAGATGACTTAAGTAAATTTGCAACAAAAGGTTTAGGAGCCAATGTAGGTAAAATTATGAGACTAGGAATTAGCCCAGCCGCTTTAAAAGTGGGAAGTAGGTTCTTCGGTATGCCAGGTCTTGCATTATCACTAGGTATTAGTGGTTATGAAATGTATGATGACTATAAAAAGAAAAGAGGTTGGTTTAGTGAAGAATAAAACTCTTGTGATAAATATGCCACATGTAAAATGGAAGGAGATCCCACCTTTAAAGGGACCTGACTCACAAGGGTTGAATGTTCCCACAAAACAAGTTAAAACAATAGAGAACTCGGAGAATATAAATGGCAGAAATAGACAAACCATTACCAAACGTAAATACTGAAATTAAAGTACCTGGCGAAGAAGAAATTCAAGTAGCGCAGGAAGAAACTATTAATGAACAAGTTGGTTCGGAAGATATTGAAGTAACTGCAGAAGAAGATGGTGGTGCAACAATTAATTTTGATCCAGAAGCAGTTAACCAACCTGGTGGAGAAGGCCATTTTGACAATTTAGCAGAATTATTACCTGAAGACGCTTTAGGAAAATTAGGTTCTGAATTATCCGATAATTATTCACAATATAAATCTTCTAGAAAAGCATGGGAAGATACTTACACAAAAGGTTTAGATCTTTTAGGATTTAAGTATGAAAACCCGACACAACCGTTTCAAGGAGCTTCAGGTGCAACACACCCGGTGTTAGCTGAAGCGGTAACACAGTTTCAAGCACAAGCTTACAAAGAATTACTACCGGCGACTGGTCCAGTCCATACTCAAATAGTTGGACTTGCAGATAGAGCAAGAGAAGACCAATCAAACAGAGTTAAAGAATTCATGAACTATCAGCTCATGGATGTGATGAAAGAGTATGAACCCGAGTTCGATCAAATGCTTTTTTATCTCCCTCTTAGTGGCTCTGCTTTTAAGAAAGTCTATTACGACGAGCTTTTAGGCAGAGCTGTATCAAAATTTGTTCCAGCTGACGATTTAGTTGTGCCTTACACTGCAACATCTTTAGAAGATGCAGAAGCAGTTATTCATGTAATTAAAATGTCAGAGAACGATTTAAGAAAAAAACAAATTTCAGGATTCTATATGGATGTAGATTTAAAACCTGGATACAATGAAGAAACAGAAGTAGAGAAAAAAGAAAGAGAGTTAGAAGGGATTAAAAAAACTAGAGATGAAGATATCTTTACAGTTTTAGAAATTCACACAGATTTAGACCTAGAAGGGTTTGAAGACAAAGATTCAACAGGAGAAGCAACTGGAATTAAACTTCCTTACATTGTTACTCTTGAAATGGGTCAAAGACAAATACTATCAATTAGAAGAAACTATAAACTAGAAGATCCGCAAAAAAATAAAATAGATTATTTTGTTCATTTTAAATTTTTGCCTGGAATGGGGTTTTATGGTTTTGGTTTAATTCATATGATCGGTGGTTTATCAAGAACAGCAACCACTGCACTACGTCAATTATTAGACGCAGGAACTTTAAGTAATTTACCAGCAGGATTTAAGCAACGTGGAATACGTGTAAGAGACGAAGCACAAGCTATACAGCCCGGCGAATTTAGAGATGTTGATGCACCAGGAGGAAATATCAAGGATGCATTTATGCCTTTACCATTTAAAGAACCTTCACCAACTTTATTACAGTTGATGGGGATCGTGGTACAGGCAGGACAACGATTTGCCGCCATAGCTGACATGCAGGTCGGAGACGGCAACCAACAAGCAGCTGTTGGTACGACCATTGCTCTCTTAGAACGTGGTTCAAGAGTCATGTCAGCCATCCATAAAAGGTTGTTTGTGGCGATGAAGTGCGAATTTCAATTATTGGCAGGAGTTTTTAAACAATATTTACCTGCAGAGTATCCATATGATGTAGTTGGTGGACAAAGAAATGTTAAACAAACAGATTTTGATGAAAAAGTTGATATTTTACCTATTGCTGATCCAAATATTTTTTCTCAATCACAAAGAATTTCAATGGCGCAGACAGAATTACAACTTGCAATGTCAAATCCGCAAATGCATAACTTGTATGAAGCATACTATGCGATGTATAATGCGATTGGTGTAAAAAATATTGATAAAATTTTACCACCACCGCAACAGCCGCAACCAATGGACCCGGCAGCTGAAAATATTTTAGCAATGAGTGGAAAACCATTCCAAGCTTTCAAAGGACAAGACCATCAAGCGCACATTACAACCCATTTAAACTTTATGGCAACTAATATTGCACGAAATTCACCTCCAGTTATGGCTGCATTAGAAAAAAATATTTTTGAACACATTTCTTTAATGGCACAAGAGCAATTAGAAGTAGAATTTAGAGATGAAATTATGAAATTGACACAAATGCAACAAATGGTACAGCAAAATCCAATGTTGCAGCAAGATCCACAGGTTCAACAACAAATTATTACTATGTCTATGCAATTAGAGTCTAGAAAAGCAAAATTAATTGCTGAAATGACGGAAGAATTCAGAAATGAAGAAAATAAAATTATGGGTGAGTTTGGAAACGACCCAATTGCTAAGTTAAAAGCAAGAGAACTAGATTTAAGAGCTATGGACGACTCAGTTAAGCGTGATCAAGGCCAAGAGAAGATTAATTTAGATAAATCTAAACAATTAATGGGCCAAAATCAATTTGATGAGAAATTAGCTCAAAATGAAGAATTAGCTCAATTAAGAGCTGATACATCGATACAAAAACAGGCCATGTCTCAAGATGCTAAGTTGATCAATGATATGATCAAACAAGAAGACGTTAAGATCTTGAAAGGCCCTAGAAGATAGTATAAGAAACTAACAGGAGAAAAATATGTCAAAAGGAAAAACATTTTGGACAAAAAACAACCCAAACTATGTTGGTAAAGTTGTGTCTGACACGCCTAAAGCGGATATGTCAAATACATTTAATGTCAATAGTGATGGGTATGGAAAAGCAGTAGAAGTTAAAATTCCTAAAGGTGCACCAGTTGTAAATAAAGTTGGTGGACAAAGAAGAATGCTAGCTTCTAAAAAGTCTAAAGTTAGCTGGTGGTAGTATGTGGTTCAGTGCTATTAAATTAGCCGTTTCTGCTGGAAGCAAAATTTATGCTAACAGGCAGAAGGCAAAAATCGCAATGTCTGATGCACAGGTATTACATGCAGAACGACAAGCTCGTGGTGAG